ATTTTACAAGCAGTAAATAATAAAATATCTAATAAAATGGTAATTTTATGAAAGTCTAGGAAACCTCCTGGAGGTGTCAAAACGCTGTAAGGGTTAATCAGTGTGTTAGTGCTATCGATAAATTTACAAATAATAACCCGGATAATCTCGCGAGACTATGCCTATTTACTACTATGAGAACATTTAGGGACGTCTTGAAACCCGTTGTAAATAGTCTTGGGGCTAGTTATATATTTCGCCATATGACTACAGCGTTAAGTCCCGAAAAATATATTACTTTAACTGATATTCAAAACTTTCTAAGTGTAAGTAGTTTACGCTTATATCAGGAGGGCCTAACAAATAGTATACCGGTTGAAACCTTATTAAATAGAAATCAGGAATTTGTAGACTATTTTTTTAATAAGCAGCAGAATTCAGTCGTTATCTTTAAACGTGCTAATTATTATGATAAGGTATTAGGTAGGCGAGTAGATATTGATTTTGTAAAGGATAGTCTTAACGCTAATATACTTGACTGGAGTTTTAGAGGTGACCAGTTTCAGCCATTAGTATTACACCTTCAAACTCGAACAGTTAATAATGATGGATCAGTGACACTCTCAGCACCGGTGCCATTTACATTCGTATCATCTCCCACAGTTGATGTGGTTCATAACGTAACATACACACGAACAACAGCTGAAATACCAGGGGTATTCTTTAATCGAAATGACGCATTAGCTACTTTGTTGAATAGTTTCTATATGAGTTCTGGAACGGGAGTGCCGGTGTTTATTACTTGGTTGGCGGATGGTCTCAGGCGACCGGTTATTTTTTAAATCCCCTTTCCGGTGATGTAGCTTTATTTGACCATTTCTTAATGCATGGAGCTGTCGTATATTAGATTATTCTTAATATGTTTAATTTCATACAATTTGTAATTAATCTATTTTATTATATCAACAAATAGTATAATGAAAAGGAAAAGTATCAAACAACAAAAAAAAAGTAGGTATTCACGAAAAAAAAGAATATACTATGGGGGTTCTAAAAAATATATGATTAATATTAATTTAAATTTATCATATGTTGATGAAGAAAGAGATGAAGATAAACTTTTAGACCCAACTAGATTATCTCGAGAATATAGAATTCTAATGGAAACACATCTTAAAAATATTATTCCTTCTAATGATGATTTTAAATTATCTGGAAAATTTAATAATAATTATACATTTAGATATAATAATACAGAAGAGTATTATATTAATTTTCAAATAGAAATAAATTATAAGGGGGATGATTTAACAATTGAAATGGTAAGAGATTTATACAGTGATATTTTTGACGGTGATTATCCATTTACAGTTGAAGATGACGATGACACTGAAAAGACATATTTTATTAATACTAATTTTGACGTTAATACCGATATTAACTAATGGACAACTAATATATAACATAAATTAAAAATAATAGATATTTAGTAAAATAAATGTGTAATATAATCAACAAATAATTATCTTATATAAAAATACAATAAATTTGATTTTTTGATATAAAGTAATTAAAATAATATATTTACTAATTTAAAATGAATAATCAAGACGAATTAGAAGAAGTTTCAAATAAGATGTATAATCAGTTTGTAGTTTTATCAAATCTAGGAGATTATGATAAATTAGCAATTGATAATAATAATTTGTATATTCAAAAAATATCTCCTTGGCGTTATTTTGTTAGAAAATATAAAAACCAAAATAGAATAGTCTTATCTAATTTTTTAAATACTGAAATTACAAAATATATTGAATTTATTACAAAATTAATTAGTATGTTTGAAAAAGACCAAGAAAATAAATTTATTTATAATTTATTAAATAAACATAAAGACTTAATCCATTCTATGTTAATATCATTAAAAAGCTTAAGAGATAAATATAATTTAAAGGATAATGCTAAGGAAATATCAATGTCACTAGAGCATTCATTTTTACAAATGACTAAATTAAATTGTTCTGTAGTTCAAGCATTTGCTCCAATTAAATAATGTATTGAATTTATATAATATACTAAAAATACAAACATATATATTAAAAATAACGGCATAATACTATCTGTTCTAAATACTAAAATAGTAATAGATAAGCTTAATAATATATATTTATATAAATCTGTTTCATATTGATAATTTATTACATGTGTTATATAATTAAAATTTAGAAGAAATGTTAATAATATAATAAATACTTTTCTATAAACTAATATAGCAAATATTGATATTAAAATTATATAGATTGATACCATTTGGTTTTATTTATTATTATTATTTTTTCTTTAATATTTTAATTTTTAATTATTGTAATCGGGTAATTGTGCAACAGAATCTTTCCAACTTTTTAAACCAATATTATCAATTCCCATTTCTTTATCACTATATGGATCATAAAAGCCTAGGATATAACGATTTCTTTTAATCATATTATGAATTGGTCTATTATTTTTAATAGGTGGTAGTTTAATATTATTTTGATTAGGTTTTTTAACAGGTATTTCTTTTTTAACAGCTATTTCTTTTAATATATTTGGCTGATTCATTATACATGAAAAATCATTTTTAAGATTTACAATATAATGATATAATCCATAAGAAGAATAAACTGATTTTGAACGTAATCTTTCTGGTATTTCTAATTGATGATCATAAACTTGTATTAATTTATAAAATCCTATTTTTTGTTTGATTTCAGGTAAATCCATAATATTATCAATTGAAATTCTAAGATTTACATCCGGTTCTAACATTTTTTTTAATAAATATGACCAAATATGTGTATCTGAACTATCAGATTTTAATCTTAATGGTTTATAGTAACCTTTATTAATTTTTTGATGTAACATATTTAAACTATTTGACTCAAATGGTTTTTCTAAGGTAATTAGTTCATATAATATACATCCAAGTGACCAAATATCTGTTTTTTTATCGTAGTAATTAGCATTATTTTGTTCGGGTGACATAAAATAAGGTGTTCCTATTTTAGTTTTACAAAAAACATTGTAATTATCTAAACAAATGGATGCCCCAAAATCACATATTACTATTTTATTTGGTCTATCCTTATTACTAAGTAAAATATTAGCTGGTTTTAAATCTCGGTGAATAACGCCGTTTGAATGTAAATATTGAATTCCCAGTGATATTTGAATAAAAATATTCCAAATCACATCATTTGGTATCTGTTTTTGAATAGATTTATATTTTTTAATAAAACTATTAAGATTACGACCATTATATAATTCAGTTATAATATCCAGTTGTGATTTATCTCTCATATAATATACATCTACTCCATGGAGTAAATAGGGACATTTATTAAAAAATAAAATATTCATTTCATCCATTTGTCTGCGATATTGATTAGTAAGCATTAGATCAGATGTATTAATTCTTTTCATGGCAAATGAACCATTATTATCTTTTTTCTGAACAACATAAACTGAACCATATGAACCACTCCCTAAATTTTCTTTTATAATATATGTGTTTTCTGTTTTATCATTAGAAAACATATTTGTGTGCCTTTCGTATATCTATAATATACACTATAAATTCAATAAAATATAATTTTTTAGAATAGTACAATATTTAATCCTTATCACGTCGCACGTATTTTTCGTATAAAACTAAATATTTTATTATTTTACACGTAGTTAATAATAAAATATTTTATAAAAGTCAGGGTATCAATAAAATGTAAAGATTAATCAATTTCTTCCATAGTGGTAGGAGTTTCATTAGAGGATGTATTGTCTTCAGCAACCTCTTTTTTTTCCTCAACGGGTAATACATCAAGTCCAGATTCTAAAATATGATGAATACGATTAGCAAATTGGACTGGATCTTCAAGGGAAAATCCGGATGTTAATAGGGCAGACTCATATAAAAGCCAAATAAAGTCACGGGTCATCTTTTCATCACTATTACTAATTAGACTTTTAATAATAGCATTTTTGGGATTAATTTCTAATGTTTTTTTAGATGACATCATCATATTGGATGAACCATTACCTAGTGCTTGTGCTTTCATAATACGTTCCATATTAGCTGAATAACCATATTCTGATGTAACTAAGCAACAAGGTGACTCTACAATTCTATTTGAGCAAACTGCTTTTTCAATTTTCTCACCAAGTGTCGTTTTAATTAATTTACACAAATCTTCTGCTTTTTTTGAAAGATCTTCAAACTCCGTTTTTTCATCATCATTTTCAAACAATTGTAATTGTCCTTTAGTAATAGATACCAGTTTTTTACCATCATATTCTTTTACCTGCTGCGTAATATATTCATCAATTGCTTCTACTAAATACAATATTTCATATCCTTTCCGGTGTAGAGCTTCTAAAAAAGGAGCATTTTTAACGGCAGTGACTGATTCTCCAGAAATATAATATATATCCTTTTGCCCTTCAGGCATTCTTGAAACATAGTCCTTTAATGATGTTCCAAGACCTTCGGTTACTTTACTTGAAGGAAAACGCAATAATTCAACTAGTTTTGAACGACTTGTTTCATCCTCATGAATACCTAGTTTAATATTTGTTTTAAATTGCTCATAAAATGTTTTATACTTTTCTTCATTTTCAGATAATTCTGTAAATATTTCAATACATTTTTTAACAATATTTTTTCGCATAACTTTCAATATTTTATTTTGTTGTAAGACTTCGCGCGAAATATTAAGTGGTAAATCTTCAGAATCAACTACACCTTTAACAAATGACAGCCATTCTGGACAAAGTTCTTCACAATTATCCGTTATAAATACACGTCTAACATACAATTTAATATTTGTGTTTTTTTTCGATTTATTACCAAAATGGTCATAAGGGGCACGATTTGGAATAAACAAAAGAGTTGTAAAATCAAGTTGACCTTCTGTTTTAAAATGTTTATGAGCTACGGGGTCTTCCCAATCATTAGATAAAGCTTTATAAAATGTATTATATTCTTCAGTAGTAACTTCATTGGCGGGTCTTGTCCATATAGGTTTTTGTTTATTAAGTAAATCCCAACTATTAGATACTTCCTTTACTTTTTTTGTTTTTTTTTCCTTTACAGTATTTTCATCAGACACTTCCTCAATTTTTGGTTCATCACCTTCAGGTTTAGTATCTTCATGGTCGGAAGTCTCATCATCCGTCACTTCTTTTTCTTTTGTTTTTTCTACCCACAAAGAAATAGGATAATTTATAAATTCCGAATGTTTTTTAACCAATTGTTTTAAGGTATTATCATCCAAAAAACTAAGTTGATCTTCCTTCATATGTAGAGTAATTTTGGTTCCACGTCCCAATTGAACTCCAGTTGTATCTCTACATACGGTAAATGTGCCACCCGCTGTAGACTCCCAAATGTATTGTTCATCATCATTATTTTTAGAGGTAACTGTCACACGTTCCGCAACCAAATATGCTGAATAAAATCCTACTCCAAATTGTCCAATACATGAAACATCTGCTCCATTTGATACTGCTTCCATAAATGATTTAGTTCCTGATTGTGCTATTGTTCCAAGTAGACTAATTAAATCTTGTTTTGACATACCAACACCACTATCAATAATACTTAGTGTTTTATTTGTTTTATCCGATACTAATCGGATAAATAATTCAGGTTGTTTATCTAGTATAGAACTGTCATTCAAACTTTTATATCTAATCTTATCTAGCGCATCCGACGCATTAGATATTAACTCTCTAAGAAAAATCTCTTTATTACTATAAAATGTATTTATAATAAGAGACATAAGTTGATTAATTTCTGCTTGAAAAGCAAAAGTTTCAAGAGTGGACTGTTCGTTTTCCATGCTATAAATTATATAGGATAATATATTTTTAAGTATTTTATGTTTTACACCTTTCTACAATTTTTAACGCAGAATTCATAACGAAAAACAATTACTACGAAATTTAACCATGGGTAATGGAATAAAACATCTAAATAAATTGTGATAATAATAGATAGATACTATGTATAACATCATTTCAATAAATTGACAAATTATATTATTCTATAAGATACCATATATTAGTATTAAATAAAAGTAAAACGTTATATAAATTTTTAATTATTGTAATTATTTTGTCTAATTTATTATTTCAGGGATATATATTTTTTTAAATTAAGAAAACTGTTAAAAGATATAATATAATTATATATTATATAATAATGGCTAATACTATTTTACAAGAGGAATTTCGAATAACATTACCTGAAAATGTATTGGGATATGAAGTGCATCCTAATTTGCCTTTATTAGCAATTGTAAGAAATAACGGAATTGAATTATATTATTTTTATAATAGGGTAAAATTTTTAAAACTAGGACAATTTTCATATATATTTGATAATCCATATGCTTATGCTATTATTAAATTTCATAATACACTTCCATTGATGTATTGTTATTGGGCACTAACTATCGCTTGGCCACCTATTTATAGTATGCATGTTTTTGAATATGATATTTCTAAATATGATCTACCTTTTAGATTAAAGACAGTTACATATAGCAGTATGACTTCATTATTATTAGATAAACTATTTACATCCGCCGATAGAAGAGATTTTTACAAATCAGAAACAAGTGATCGAGTTGGTAAGCCGGTCTTATTAACAGAATATCATCCTGTCTTGCCTCGGCTTAGTTTTCAGAAAAGAAATCTACCATTATATAAAAAAGATAGAGTAATAAATATGAAAAAACAAAATAAAAATATTTTCAAAAGCATTTTACATTTTAATAGTGAACCATTATTCAACTTTGAGAGTATTGAATTTCATCCTACAGATCCAATGTTTGCTATTTGTTATAATAATAGAATATTATTCTATAGATTTACAGCCGGTATGTTACAATTACCACCTTATGAATTAAATATAAATCATCCGTCTATTTCATTACCGCAATTAAGAATTGGTCAATGGAGTATACAAAAAATCACTTTTCATAGTAGTTTAAATTACGTTGCTATAAAATTTACTTCACGCGATTTTTATTTACCCGAAGAACTATATATTTATCACTATGATATTAATAATAATTTTAATTTAGTTGCTAAAACAGCAGGAATATATTCATATGTTTTTCATACACACGAACCACTATTACTTATTTTTTATGGAAAACAAGAAATACCAAATATTTTTAATTTACAAACTATAAGTGATATTCAGTTAAATCCTAGTGTTAAACTAATTAGTGGTGAAATAAATAGATTCCAACCTTATCAACAACCAAAATGGCAACAGATTTTAACATCTCACAGTGAATTTCCATTATTTGTTACAAATCTAGACATTCCAGTTAAAGGATTTAAACTATGGAAATTTAATTTAGATGATAATAGATCAGATAATATCGATGATGACGATTGGCGTGGAAATCCTGCGAATTGGTCGATGGTTCCTATTGGAATTGTATTTAGTGAAGAGTTTGCTGGTGATTTATCATTGAGATATAGTTTTCATTTAACTTTTCATAAAAATTTTTTAGTAGTACAAAATAAAGATAAACAACTTATTTTTTATAAAATAACATGAAATATAATATATAATATATATACTTTGATGGAACCATTTGATATAAAAGAACAGTTTAGACTTCATTTACCCCAACAATTTTCATCATATAAGATTCATCCTGTTTTACCATTAATAATATTTATATCAATAAATGGATTTGAATTATATTATTTTAATGATATGGGAAATTTTTTTAAATTAGGAGAATTTAAATATCGTTCAAGTTTTAGTTTTTTTTCTTCGGTAAACGTAATGTCTTATATTGAATTCCATACATCACTTCCATTAATTTGTTATTATGAGAAAAATTATTTGACACGAGATCAACCAGTATTATTAGCTATGCACATTTTTGAATATAATATTACTTCTTATAATTTACCATTTCGGTTACAAACAATTACATCTAGTGGTATGACTTCATTATTAGTAAATAGATTAACCGGTAGTCAGAATAATAAAAACCTACTATCATCGACTGCTAATAGAGTTGGTCAAACAGTGTTACTAACGTCACATGGTCGAGTTTTAGCTCCTGATAGTTATCAAAAAAAACATCTACCTCTATATAAAAAAGATAGAATAATAAATATGAAAAAACAAAAAACTGAATTATTTAAATCTATACTATATTTTGATAGTAGCCATCCATGTAATGATTTTAATAGTATTATATTTCATCCTACAAAACCAGTTGCCGCTTTTTGTTTTGATAATCGTATAATATTCTATACTCTTTTAGTCGGTAATTTACATATGTTGCCTACATATACATTTCATATGAATGATCCATCCGTGGCATTACCAGTAAATCAATCTTGGACAATTGGAAAATTCGCTTTTCATCCAATATTAAATTATATGGCTTTAGAATTTAATTGCGATAGTTATCCTATTGAACTTTATATTTTTAAATTTAATCTTGCTGGCATGTTTGAAAAAGTAGCTCAAACAAGATGTTCTTATTCGTTTGCTTTTCATCCACAATATCCTTTATTATTTGTATTTTTTGGACAACAACCAATACCAGAAATTTTTAATTTAATGACTATAGTAGACACACAATTAAATCCTACGGTTGAAGTCTCAATTGAGGAATGCCAAACTTTAATGCTTAGAAATAATGGTAGAACATGGTTATCTACACCTTATACATGGAATTATCTATTATTTGTAATTAATAATGAGGATAATGAACCAATTGTTAAAGTGATGAAATGTATTTTGGTAGAAGATAATTGGTATATAATTGACGGTGGTGATATATATAATGAAATAACCGATGTTCAATGTAATACAAAATTTATATTAGGTAGTAGTAACGACGACATTATATTTTATAACATAAGTAACTAATAATAAGATAGTTTTGTAAAAATTATAAACAATATATCACTTACACTTTTATTATGAACTTAATTGAATTATATAGAACATGTATGTAATCAATATATTTCAATTATATGTAAATCGCACAAAAACGTAATCTAAAAGAAAAATCTAAAAGAAAAATCTAAAAGAAAAATCTAAAAGAAAAATCTAAAAGAAAAATCTAAGAGAAAAATCTAAGAGAAAAATCTAAGAGAAAAATTAATATTTATATATCTGATGATCATACATCCTAATTTACTATATAAGACACCATGAAATGAAAGTTTGAATAAATTGTAATTAAAATGAATCTAAAATGATACTATAATGCTCTTTAACCCTAACAGAATAAAAATAAATATATTATTATTTTACAATTAGTTAATAATGAAATATTTAATAAATTCGTAATTGTATGAAAGTCAAGGAAACCACCTGAAGGTTTCAAAACTCAGTAAGGGTTAAAAATGCTTTTACATTATCAAATATAAAAATTTGTGTCATTTTTGTTTATTTCGATCAATGTAATAATACGTTGTCAGTGATATTTTAAATTTAAATCGTTCAAAGGTGTAAAAGATTTAAGTAATCAATATATGCTAAGATTATAAAATAGACGCGTTTACTATTATTCAAAGTGGATTTGCATAATTTGTCTAAAATTATTATGTATCTATAATTGTGTTAAAAATATAAATACGAATAAAACTATTTCTTTTTTTAAAATACTATAATATATATAATAATTACTATGGATGAATTAAATGCATTAATCAGAAATACTATACGTATGTATATGTCATTATCGGATGAAGAGTCTTATCCGATTATGTCGATCAATGTAGTTAGAGCATTAAGATATAATCCAGAAACATTATGTGATCCAAAAACGAATGATTTACCAAATGAAAAGGTATTAATAGCTGAATATAAATCAGAGCAACAAAGTGTGGAACGTTCTAATTATTTTTTAGATAAGGCTGAGAAGGCTGATAGTGTTTATGAGAAAATAATATTTTTTAATCGTGCTATTGATACGGATATATATAACCCAACTCGATATCAAACTGTCATAGATTATTATAGATATCTTATAGAATTAGGATCGCCATTATCTGACAAATTATTAATCGAAATAGAAAAATATTTAAAAATTATTGAAAAAATTGGTGAATATAGTTTATTAATATGTAGTATTCCCATTTTATACGATACTGAAGCTAATAAACGTGTTGAACTAGAGAGTTGGGTTTTAAATAACCGTCGTAATTTTCCATCATTTATTAACGAAGTTTTTTTAAAAAATGTGGATGAGGTTTCACGTAATGTTCAGTACGCATTTGATTCAAAAGATAATAATTTAATTCCTATAACGTTATTGAAACATCAAAAATTTATTAGTGATTTTATGAGTAGTTATACGCCATATAGGGGTTGTTTATTATATTATGGATTAGGTTCTGGAAAAACGTTAAGCAGTATAAATATTGCGGAAGGGTTTACTCAGAAAACGTTAATTTTATTACCAGCATCAATTCAACAAAATTTTAGAGACAATATTGAAAAAAAAGGAAATACAATTTATCATAAACAAAATCAATGGTGTTTTCTGGAAATGAATAGTCCAGACACCCCAGAAACTAAACAAAAATTAAAATCAATGGGATTTCCAGTAGATGACATAGAACTTATGTCAAAATTATATAAAACAATTGATGGAAAAAGGGGGTTTTGGACGGTTCAAAAAAATCCAGAAAAAAAATCAAATAATTTTGAAGCATATTCACCAATATATCAGGAAAGTATTAAAGAAACCGTAGACACATTAATTAATTATAAATATCGATTTGCTAATTATAATGGTGGTGGTGGATTAATACGAAAAATAATGTTGGAAAATGTATCTGGATATCTTGAAAAAGAACGTAATTTTATACATTATTTATTTGGAGCGTATATCGAATATAAGGACTTAACCTATGAACAAAAAAAATTTTATAAAAATAACTTGATTGACCATATATTTAATCCATTAAAACAGCCTCATTTTGAAAATCCATTTGAAAACAAGGTAATTATTATTGATGAAGTTCATAATTTAATGTCACAATTATGTAATGGAAGTGATAATGCTTTAAAAATGTATGAACTTATGATTAGAACTACAAATAGCAGAATAGTCGCATTAAGTGGCACTCCAATAATAAATAGTCCATTTGAATTATGTGTATTATTTAATTTATTAAAAGGTTATACTATTTTTTATCAATTTAAAATAGCTCATAAAACGGAAACAAACTTAACTCCAATAATAGAACATTTGTTAAATAATAATGAAGACGTTGAACAATTTAATTATCAACCAACAAAACATATTTTGAGTATTTCAAAAATGTCATTTGGATTTAAAAATAAAAATAAAGAAAATAAAGTGGTGAAATCAGATGTATATGTAGCAAATGATGAATTTATAGCTAAGTTAAAACATGATTTTCGTGATTTTTCAGAATTTGAATTAGTTGGTCATGAATTTAGTAGTATTTTTCCAGATATATTTGAAAAAACTAAAAAAATAATGACTAATAAATTTATTGTCAATAAAAAAACAATAACGTTAGCACGTGACCAATATTATCAATATTATGTAGATCGTGCTAATTCTAAAATAAATAATATACAGGAATTTATGATTCGTAGTTTAGGTATCGTTAGTTTTTTTAATGAAAGCTATAAATATGATGAGAAAATTTTTCCTGATAAAATTCAAGATACTGAGCCAAATTATGTATATGTGAGTGATTATCAATTGATTGAATATAATAAAAAACGTGAAATAGAACGTCAATTAGAGAAAAAAGATCTAGGTAAAAGTGATGTAAATGTAATTGCTCTAGAGATAGAGAGTAAAGTAAGTAATGTTTTTAAAGTTTTTAGTCGACAAAGACTACTTTTTACATTTCCTCCAAATGTAGAACGTCCAGAATTAAAAGCCATCAGAAATAGTATTAATGAAATGACCTGTTCTGATACAATGGGTGATTGTAATATAAAAGATCGAGAACTTGAACAACGTTATAATCAGATGTGTCATGAGGCTATTGATCAATTAACAATTGAAAACCTAACAATTAATGATAGTATGTTCAGTTTAGCTAATTTAAGTCCTAAATATGCTAAAATGCTTGAAAATATAAGGGCAACACCTGGATTGGTGTTTTGCTATTCACAATTTCGTAATGTAGAAGGTGTAGAAATATTTTGTCGAGTTTTAGAAGTAAATGGTTATGAAAAATATAACCCCGATACTCCTGAACGATATATACATAGTAATCCTAGTGCTCATGTTTTTAATCCAGGTAATATGGTTCGAGTTGAAAATGGAGAAAATAACTGGGTGTCAACCCGTATTTTACATATTCAAGATGATGGTTTATGTAAATTAGAAGGCATAGATGCTGCTATAGATCCTAAGAATTTATATAGATGTCGTTTTGCTACTTGGTCTGGAACTGAAAGCACGGCACAACGTGAAACAGTGCGCACAAATTTTAATCATTTTGATAATCGATATGGTCAAGTCTTATTAACTATATTAACAACTAGTAGTGGTGCGGAAGGTATTGATTTACAAAATGTTCGACAGGTTCATATCATGGAACCCTATTGGAATAGAGTTCGCGTTGAACAAGTTATTGGTCGCGCTCGTCGTAATTATTCCCATGTAAATTTACCTAAAGAACAACAAAATGTTCGTATATTTCAATATGTAAGTAGATTTACTGAAAAACAATTAAATGGAACTTGGGGAGAAGGGCTAGATATTAAAAAAATAACAGAAGAAGACGGGGAGAGTGCTGCTATGAATAGCCAAGAATTTATAAAACAGGTAAGTTTAGCAATTAAGAGTGATAATAATATGACTAGTGACCAGGCGTTACTTCAAATATCTGATCGTAAATATGAAATTATCTCACAATTTTTAGATATGATAAAACAAAGTGCTGTAGATTGTGTCTATAACAATAAAGATAATGAATTAAGTGACCCTTCTGGTAAACGAATTGAGTGTTTTAGACGTGTACCTGGCACTAGTCAAATGGCATTTGATATTAATAGAGAGCCTGAAATGCGTGAAGAAGAAGTATTAGAAAGACGAGTAGATAAGGAAATTTATATTTTACCATATACAAACCATAGTGATATTAGAATACATTTATTATATGAAATAAATAAAGGTCAAACACTGGAAGAAATTAAAGATGTAGTGCCTTTATATAATTTTTATAGTTATTATGGTATAAATCCTCTTACTCAAGATAAAATTGGAACAAAGCGACTTATAGGTTCTATTATACATGACACTGAATTTAATAGATTGAAACTAGTATTATCCCAAGAATTTATTATGAATATGAATGTATATGAAGGTGTTGAAAAATTAATTGCGGAACAAAGGGTGCCTAGTTTTGAAAATCGTGTTGAAGTGTACCAATTTAGTGAGACAATCATAAACAATCCGGCCTATTTAGAATTATCTAAAATAACACCTGTAAAAATGGTTTCTAAAGCAGATATGATTGTTGAAAAAAAGAAAATTAAGTTAAATATTAAAAAGCCAGAATAATTACATGGCACGAATGAATATAAATTCTTTTGAAAATATTTTAATATAAATGTAATTCACATAGCTATCTGTTTTAATATAATAATTAATTATATTATTTTCAACATGTTTATTACAAAGAAAACTTGTTTTATGTAATGGTAATTCATTTTTAGTATTAAGTGTATAGGTATTTACCTCTTCTTTATAGTTTTCAATTATATCAACTCGACCATATTGATAAAGAAATGGCGAATTTTGACTATATTTTAATTCTTTTGATACAATAAAATTATTATTATTATTTGCTTTAATAATAGCTCTACCAAATAATAATTTAATATTCTTTCTAATAAATGACATAATTTTATATTTTATCTTAATACAAAATTATTTTATCAATTTTTATCTGCGGCGTGGTTTATACTTATAAAATAATGCCATAGCCGGCTCTTTTCCCTTTATGTTTACCAATTCTGTCTCTGATACTTTGGTTATGTCGATTGGGTTCGGCATTTTAACCGCTGATTTTTTTTTTTGTCTACTTTTTTTTTTTTTTTTTTACATTTATGGTTC